AAAAAGATTTTTACTTAAAATGTCACTTTTTTTGCCAAATACTTGATTTGTAGTGTAATCTTTCTTATGTAAGGGCAAGTAGCCCCCAACAGAAAGCAGGTGCAAGATGGCTAAGACAGCAACAGAAAACAAAAAAGGCAAGGAAGCATTTGCAGTTCTTATGCAATGGCGTGAGTACGGAGTTCCTGAATTTATTACATCTTATGAGGCTTATCATTTAACTGGTGGTTTGGTTGGCAAGCCTGCATCAATTCAATCAATGAAACTAATTGAAGTTGCAGTTAAATATACAAATAAAGGTGGCTCTGTAAAAGATTATCTAGCAATGAAGGCAGGTAACTAATTATGGAACGCTACGCGGCAATTTGTTCAGCATGCGGCACTTATGTAATTAACCGACAAACTAATCACAAACTTTACGGTGAGTGCGAAAAAATCCAATTAAAAAACAAGGAGGCAAACTAATGACTGCACCCGCTGGTTGGAAACCAATGCCTGTTGAATGGGCAAAGTTGTTAATTGTTTGTGACGCTTGCAAAGAAACTAGCCAAAAATCTTGGGCCAAACAAGGCAATCAAGGAATTCTTTGCGGAAGATGTCACCCATATGCTGATGGTTATTCCACATTACAAAGACTAGGGGAGGTAAAAGAATGAACTGTTCTGTATGTGGGGTAGAAACCACCCCAACGCAGATGCGCAAAACAGGTATGTGTAAAGTTTGCGAAAAACAAATAAAACGAGAAAAGAGAACATGCTGATGAAGTTTAAAGTAGAAGTAACGGTGGATTACAATGATTTTGCAATTCCATCTTACAAAAGCAAGTCAATGATCAACGGCATGCAACGCGAGCAAGTGGTGTTGTTGTTGCAAGATAAATTGGCAGATCTCAACCCACAGATCCACAATGTCTATAAGCAACGAAGTTGAAAATCCTCAATGCGCATGGTGTGGCACTTTTGGATCATTCGCAAACTATGTAATTATTTATGAACAAACTAACGGAGGTATGTTGTGCGAGTGCGAATGGTGCGCTGGCAACGAATACTTCAGAAGGAAGGCAAGCAATGGAAAAGAGTAAAGGCACAATTACAAGACGCGGTTGGCTAGTTATATGGTTATTGGTATTGGCATTTACCATTTGGTTTACAAAGGCAACGGCTGATATTTGTTATGTAGGCGATCAAGGCAACTGGTTGGGCTACGGATCATGTACAGAAATGATTGATAGCGTGGTGAACAAATGACACCTGAAGAAATAATTAAAAACTATTTAGATCCATTGGAAGATATTTTAACTAAATGGATTGAAGGCGATCATGTCAAAAAAATGATAAATGAACCTGAACACCGCGAGCGCTATTTAGGTTTTGTAGAAGGCTTAAGATTAAGCAGGGCTAATGTGATTGCAACACGCATCAAGTTAGAGCCTAAAGAAGAAGAAACAGAGGAAGAAGAATGATTGCATTTTTTGCAGGCGTAATTATTGTGACAGTTTTAGGCATTGTAATTGAACAAATTTGCTATAAAATAGAGAAGTCCTAAAAATAACCTGAAAGGGGTAAAGCAATGGACAGTATGATAAAAGTCTGTAAGTGCGGCAACAGAATTTACGGTGATGCCGTTTGCGAAGTGTGTAGAAAGTTGGCGAAAGGCTAAAGCCTGCGCCGTTTTGCACAAATCCTTTTAAGCGCCGCATTAGCGGTAGGAATTGTGTTTGCTTCACCTGCAACTGCTCAAGCCCCAAAATTAGAGTTACATCAAATGCCGCCCAAAGTAATTGCGCTGGCAATGGTGAAGAAAAATTACACTGACCATAAAAAGCAGTTTGCTTGCTTGGAACAGTTAATTTACAAAGAGAGCGGCTGGCGCGTCAAAGCGCTTAATCCGTCATCAGGTGCGTTTGGGCTGTTTCAATTTTTGCCTTCCACCTGGAAGAACTACAATTATCCGTACAAGCCTAAAGATGCACACACGCAAATAAAGGCTGGATTACGGTATGTTTACAAGCGTTACCAAACACCCTGCAAAGCGTGGGAATTTTGGAAAAAGCAGGCTGGCCCTGACATGCATGGAGGTTGGTATTGATGAGTACAGCATCTCCTTTTGGTCTGCCTTTACGCGTTGATCTTCCTACCGTAGATCCTACGGAGTGGGAAGATGATGAAGATGGCGATTGATAAAAAAGTAGTAGTAATGATTATGAACAGGGCTAACGGCTACTGTGAAGTATGCGGAGGCCCAGGCTTGCCTGAAAACATGGCATTGCATCACCGCAAACTAAAATCCAGGGGCGGTAAAGACACGCCATCTAATTTGATCGTAATACATCACGGGTGTCATAACTTAAAAACCGATAGTATTCACCTGCGGCCTGCAAGCGCAGAGCAAAAAGGTTGGATTGTGCCCAGTTATAGAGAGCCACATGAATTTCCTTTTGTAAAACCTGATGGTTCAATTGTATTACTACAAGATGACGGCACTGAAGCCGTGATGATGGAAGGTGACTAATGCACATAAGTGTAAAAGGTAATTTAGGCAGTGATCCTGACCTAAAGTTTTCAAAAAACAATACGGCTTATTGTAATTTTTCATTGGCTTACACACCGCGCAAACAGGTAAATGGTCAATGGGTTGATGGCGAAACTAATTGGTTTAGAGTTGTAACTTTTGGCACAAAGGCTGAAATGATTGCAGACAATCTTAAAAAAGGTGACAGCGTTCTAGTTGTTGGAGATCTTGCTCAATCTACCTACAAAGACAAAGAGGGCAATGAGAAAACTTCAATGGAGATTACAGCCAAAGAGGTAGGCTTGATCCCTAGATTACATAAAGCAAAACCAACACAGGAGGCGGCACCGTGGTAGATGACCTACTTAGCGCATCAGAAGTATGCGAAAGACTTAACATTACAATCAACAACCTGCGACAGATCCAACACCGCAAGACTCTTGTATGGGTACAAAAAACAGGGCGTAATGTTTACTACGCAAAGCAAGATGTTGAGAACTATTTAACAAAGCGCCAGGAGCGTAATCAAGGATAACATCTGCATGTGATCGTTATAGAAGATGAAGTAACCCTGGATCAGATAGATGAATGTCTGAGTCACATATGCGCCATGCTTAAAACAGATGAGTTTGGCAACCGCATGGATTGGCGCAAAAAGGAAATGCTTTCAGAACAATTAGATGATCTTCTTGATGCTCGTATAAACCTAGTAAGAACAGGTAAACCATGACTAACTCACCTGTGGGCGGACTATTGGCTTTTCTTATCTTGAGCCTGTTTGTTGCCGCAGTTGCAATGGGGCTAGGAGTTAGATAAATTACGCAGTACCGATTAGGGAACATAAGTACCTAATGTGAGTGCTGGACACAGCCCCTACTTACTGCATGTGGTAGGGGTTTTGTTCTTTTAATTTGCTGGAAAGTTTTTATGAGATAATAATAAGCATTATGGTAGAAAAAACACTCAATGAAGTAGAATTACTACAACGCGAGAGCGAAATAGTAGAACTACGCACTGAAGGCTATGTATGGCGTGAGATTGCTCAGAGAGTAAACATGAGTACGGCTGGAGTGGCTAAGGCTTATGACAGGGCATTAGAGCGGATTATTGCCCCTGCGGTAGAGCAACACAGAACCACAGAGTTAGATCGCCTGGACATTCTCCAACGCGTGTATTGGCAACCTGCTATCAATGGCAATTTAAGAGCGGCAGATTTTGTATTACGCGTAATTGAAAAGAGAGCAAAATTACTAGGCTTAGATGCCGCGATAAAGATTCAAACAGAGGTGGTGACATATGACGGATCAGATCTTGACGCAGAAGTTGAAAAGTACGCCAAACTCATTGAAGCAGGAACTCTCAGATATAGAGATGATGTTGCAACCATCACCGAACTCACGGATCAAGGCGAGCAGATGGATATGGAAGCACAAACTGGCGCGGAAGGAACAACTACCACCTGAAGGTGATTGGAACATTTGGCTTGCAATGGCAGGCCGTGGATTTGGCAAGACACGCTTAGGCGCAGAGGAAATAGCCTGGCAAGCAATACTTCAACCCGCTACGCGTTGGGCAGTTGTAGCCCCTACATTTGCTGACGCTAGAGATACATGCGCAGAGGGTGAGTCAGGCATAGTTGCAATCTTGCAACGCTACCGAATGTTGGACAATTACAACCGTTCTCTTGGTGAGATCTTGCTTAAGAACGGATCTAAGATTAAATTATTTAGCGCAGACAATCCTGAGCGCTTCCGTGGCCCACAGCATCATGGAGCCTGGTGTGATGAGTTAGGTGCATGGCGCTATCAAGATGCCTGGGATCAATTACAGTTTGGATTGCGTTTAGGTCAAAAGCCGCGAGTCATTGTTACAACTACACCGCGCTCTACCGCTCTTATTCGCATGCTTGCAGGGCGTAAAGACGGATCTGTTGTTATTACCAGGGGATCTACATTTGATAACGCCGCAAACCTTGCACCTAGCGCTTTGATTGAATTGCAAGCCCGTTACAACGGCACACGGTTAGGCAGGCAAGAGTTATACGGTGAGATTCTTGATGATGTTGAAGGCGCATTGTGGACTAGAGGTTTAATTGACCGCACACGCATATCTGTTGCTCCGACTATGGCCCGTATTGTTGTTAGCGTAGATCCTGCCGTAACTAACTCAGAGAAGTCAGATGAAACAGGCATTGTTGTTGTTGGCTCTACATCAGATGGACAAGGCTATGTGTTGGGAGATTACTCATTTAGAGGATCACCGTTGCAATGGGCTACAAAGGCAGTAGAACTATTTGATTCATATAAAGCAGATGCAGTTTTGGTTGAAGTAAACCAGGGCGGTGACATGGTGGGCGCAGTGCTAAAGCAGGTACGGCCAACATTGCCAATCAGAGAAGTGCGAGCGCATATTGGAAAGAAACTACGCGCTGAACCAGTAGCGGCTATGTATGAGCAGGGCCGTATTCACCACATTGGTGAGTTGGCGGCGTTAGAAGATCAAATGTGTACCTGGACTTCAGATGAACCAAACTCACCTGACCGCATTGATGCAATGGTGCAAGGCTTTAGCGATCTGTTAGGAAAAGTTACAGTGAGCAATTACTTTAACGCTATTGCTAATCATTGCCCTAGTTGCGGATTGCCTATGCCTAAATCATTTACACATTGTTCAGCATGTAGAAGCGCTATGATTAGCACAAATTCTGAAGTACCACAGGGAGCGTAATGGCCGACAATTACAACACAATAATTGATCAAGGCTCCGATTGGTTTCGCAATTTCCTGTACACACAACCTGCAACTATTACAAACGCAGTAGGCAATGGCACAACAGTTACATACACCGCAGAAAACGGATTTAGCGCAGGGCAAACTGTTTACATTGAAGGCATCATGCCTAGCCAATACAACTTAGGGAATGTAACAATTGCATCACGCACCGCATCACAATTTACAGTTACAAATCCTGCCACTGGTTTGTACATTCAGGGCGGAGATGCGTTAAGCGCAGTAAACATTACTGGTTACACAGCCCGTATGCAGTTGCGCTCGCTACCTAATGACACAATTGCAGTTCTAACACTGACAGAAACAAGCGGCATTACAATTGACGGGCCTAGTGGAACTCTTGCAGTACGAGCAACAGCGGCGCAGACAGCGGCTATCATTGCAGGCCCTTATTATTACGATTTAGAGATAACATCACCTACTGGCATTAGAACGCGTATTGTTCAGGGTGAATTAAATGTAAATGCAGAGGTGACAAGATGACATACAACCCAAATAACTTTTTAAACAATCCAAATCCTGTTGGAACTCCAAATGTTATTGTTGTAACACCTGGTCCTATGGGGCAACAAGGTGTGCAGGGTATTCAAGGTATCTCAGGTAACTTCTCTGCTCAAGGTACGCAAGGTACACAAGGTTTACAAGGCGGCGGATTTAACCAGGCACAAGGAACACAAGGTTTACAAGGCCCACAAGGGGTAACAGGTGTACAAGGTGCTAATGGTTTACAAGGTGTAACAGGTGCGCAAGGAACAACAGGTACACAAGGTTTAACTGGTGTTCAAGGTGTATTAGGTACGCAGGGTGCTATTGGTGCAGGCATACAAGGGGCTACTGGTACTCAAGGTTTAGTAGGCATACAAGGATCAATTGGAATACAAGGCACAACTGGCGCTCAAGGTGTTCAAGGAGCAACAGGAACACAAGGCGCAATTGGTACTCAGGGCTTAACAGGTATTCAAGGTGTGCAAGGTATCTTAGGAACTACTGGAACACCTGGAACACAAGGAACAATAGGATCTCAAGGTTTAACTGGTGTGCAAGGCGCTGTTGGTAACAACGGATCACAGGGAACAACAGGAGCGCAGGGTGTTCAGGGTATAACTGGCATACAAGGCTTAACAGGTGTGCAAGGCACACAAGGGATTCAAGGCAATGACGGAACGCAAGGCATAACTGGTACTCAAGGAACAACTGGTACACAAGGAACGCAAGGTGTGCAAGGTGTTAATGGCACACAAGGCGTAAATGGAACTCAAGGCACAACAGGGGCGCAGGGTTTAATTGGAATACAAGGTGTTACAGGCTCTCAAGGACTTGATGGAATTCAAGGCACTGTTGGAGCGCAGGGAACACAAGGCGTACAGGGAACTATTGGTAGCCAGGGTGTTCAAGGCGTAAATGGTATTCAGGGTGTGCAAGGTAATACTGGTGCAAGCGGTACATCATCATCTATTTTTGATTATGTAGCAAGAACTAACTCACAAACACCTCCACCTAATGCTGGTGACATTAAATGGGATAATGCTACGCAGATCAGTGCAACAAACATTTATGTATCTCATTTAACAGACTCAAATGTGGACATTGATTTTCTATTAGCAAACATTAAAAACGGTGACATCTTCTTTATTCAAGATAGAAATAACTCTAATAACTATCAAGAATGGCAAGTAAACGGCACACCTACAAATGTTCCTAATAGTTATTTCACTTTTCCTGTTGCACTCTTAGACTCAAGCGGAACAGGCACAACAGACTTTGCAAACGGTCACCCAATTTCTCTTATTACTCAAAGCGTTGGTGTTCAAGGAACAACTGGTGCGCAAGGTACAACTGGCGCTCAAGGAACTCAGGGCTTGCAAGGCGTTCAAGGCACTACTGGAATTCAAGGAACTACTGGAACGCAAGGACTTGTTGGCGCTCAGGGTCAAACAGGAACCCAGGGCATTGAAGGCTTGCAGGGTACTCAAGGAGTTCAGGGTGTAACTGGTTCTCAAGGACAAACTGGATCACAAGGCTTAGACGGTATTCAGGGAACTGTTGGCGCACAAGGTTTAACTGGATCTCAGGGTATTACTGGCACACAGGGAACAGTGGGCGCGCAAGGTTTAGAAGGCTTGCAAGGAACTCAGGGAACTCAAGGTGTTCAAGGATTAACAGGTAGCCAGGGAACTAACGGAATTAACGGAACACAAGGCACTCAAGGAACTCAAGGACTTGAAGGTTTGCAAGGTGTCACTGGATCTCAAGGTACTACTGGAGTAAACGGAACTCAGGGAACAACTGGTACTCAAGGACTTAACGGAATTCAAGGAATTGAAGGACTACAAGGAATTACTGGTACGCAAGGTGTTCAAGGCATTACGGGATCTCAAGGTGCTACTGGTGATACTGGTATTCAAGGAGTTCAGGGAACAACTGGAATTCAAGGTGCTAATGGAACTCAAGGAACGCAAGGAGTTCAAGGGTTACAAGGGTTGCAAGGAACTGATGGCCTACAAGGTACAACTGGTTTACAGGGTATTACTGGAACAGGCACACAAGGTACTCAAGGTACTAGCGGTGTATCAACACCGATTCCATTTCAAGTTGGTTTGATGCTAGGTGGTATGTAACTAGCGAACCCACAGCATGCCAACATCAGCCGTTGGCCGCAGGTTTGCTATTTTCCAACCGCCATCAATCCATTCATCTGATGTAAGTTGATGCCAGGCATTTAATTGATTGACATTGTTTGGTTGCATGTTGCCCCACACTTCAGGCTCTTGTAAATGATCAACAATGTATTGCGCGGCCATTTCTCTGTAACCTAATGTGTATAAATAATCTAATTGATCTTCATGCTCATGCATGGTTTCAAATGTCCACTCAAAACAGATCATGCCTCCGTAATGGCGGGTCATTCCTTTCATTACCTGCCACTCAGCACCTTCAACATCAATCTTGATTAGATCAGGACTGCCGTATTTGTCTGCAAGGGTGTCAATCGTAATTGTGTTTACTTCAACCTGACGGTGAGGCTTTCCTTTATATGGCATGCCATCTTTAGTTAGCCAATCTTTATTAAGCGTACTTAATCCATCTTCATCTGCCTCATAAAACTTTATGCGTTGGTCATCTAAATCACTGACAGCCATTCTTAGAGGGGTTACATGAGAGTTATAGATAAAGTTTCCAACTAACTCTGCAAACACGCGTGGGGCCGCTTCTAAGGCTACAACGCGGTATCCCTGGTTTAACCCTGCAAGCACTGCATCACCGCGGTTAGCCCCAATATCAAACAGAAGCATTGGCGATCCTTTCAAGGTTGTGTTTGACGGCATGGCGATACCCAGGTTCTAGGTACATTGCGTTTAACTTATTAAATATCTCAACGCTTTCATCTTTGCGACCTATCCACCAGGCGGCTACTGCCTTCTCAAAATACAAAACATATTGGCCTTCAAAACCAACGCTGACAGGTAGAGGTGAATTCAATTGCTGGCGCAATCCTATGCTTGCCCAGGTGTAACACTCTTGCCACTGACCTAAGCGCTCATGGAATTGGGCTAGTAGGAAATAACCTTCAGGGCGATATGGCAAGAAAGCAACAGCCTGCAATAAACAATTAGTTACAGTGGCTTGACGGTCATTTTGATCATCAAAACAATGTGCTACTTTCAATAAAGATGTGTACACAAGGCTAGGGTGTGACTCAATTCCATATTCAGCCGTACGCAGATAGAAAGAAACGGCTGATGCGGTTTGATTTTGCTTCTCGTATTCAACCGCTACATCAAAATTAAGCGTAGGATTAAATGGATCTTTGGATAGTTCTATAACTAATTCCTCAATTTTCATATGCTAATGCCTCCTTAATTAGATCCTCAACTACGCAACCTGGTACTTGTAATACAAAAGCGGCGTTATCTTGAAAACCAAAAGACAATAAAAGGTTGCCGTTATGTACTGCCGCGCCTACACAGAACTCAACGCGAGCATCTAGGAATGAGAATTCCTTGCTTAGCCCTACAACATTGAGTTCCTGATCCCACACAACAAGGCGGTGGCGATAGATAGCATCTTTTTGCTTGAGGTAATTCTTAAATAGATCTACTTCATGGGTAACAGATATGTACATGTTGCCCCACCGTATGACCTGACTAGATCCACGCTGATCTTTAGGCGCTGGAATTGTGTGGCGCACAAATACCTGCTCACATTCTCCGCTTAATGGATTTGCGTACACCAATTCTGTTGGCATAGTCCATTTGATAAAGTGATATGGCTTATCTACAACAGGAACCCAGTTCTTTTCACAATAAGATGTATTTGGCTCAGGTGCTTTAATGCGCACACGCCTAGCCTCTTTAACAGTCCAATTATCCCAATCAATTTCTATACGGCTGTACTCCATACGCCCCTGGCCATTAGTTGTTGTATCTCTACGCACTCCAACTAGGTAGTAATCGCCTAACCACTGCACAACACGGCAATCTTCTTCACCTACAAACTCCCATAGAGGCGCTACATCTAATTCAGATGTGTCCACTTTGGTGTGATGGGTCATTTCAAGATCATCATTCAGGCGGCACAAATAATTGACCGTGACTAGACGGTGATCTTTCTCAGGGTGTAAATATGACAATGGCCCAAAACGGCTAGGAAATTGTTGATTGTTTTCTGCATGGTAAAGCGTGTAATTAACATGCCGTAGATTCACTAGGATATGCCCGTCATCATCAATAAAAATTGATGGGTTCATCAAACCTGTACCGCTCGTTAATCCGTGAGGAATAACCAAAGGTGCTAACTTGCCTCCATAATGAACTGCCTTTTCCACTAAGTTCATAAGCGTTACAATACATGAACTGGCAGAAATCGCTATCATTGCAACACGCCTGATTTCTAAGGGGCATAACAAGGGAGATACGCATGGGTCTGCGTGACCGTATCGCAAGAGCAATAGCAACAACTAACATTGAAAAAGGCCCTAACCTGCCTGCGGGTGCAACAACAATTGGCACTGACGCACTTATGGCATCTTCAGGTTTAGCAATGCAACAGACATATGGCAACAATGTGGCTCTCCCACGCGCACCATTTAGCGCAACAGTTCCATTTGGCCCAGGCAATCCAATTATTCCTGGTGCGATTAACCCAATCAATCCTGCAACAGGCCGACCTGAACCGCGCCGTTATGAATACCAGGTTGCTCAAAACATTAACATTGTTCCAACGCGTTTGGTTCCATTTTCAACATTGCGAGATGCGGCAGACAGCATAGATATTCTGCGCCGTTGTATTGAAGTAACTAAATCAAAAATGAACGGTTTACAGTTTGACATTGTGCTTGGTTCAGATGCATCAGAAAAGATTGCGGCTGAGTCAGGTGGCGATCATGTACGCGCTATGGCTAAGGCCCGCGAAAAGTACACAGATGAAATTAACCGCATGCGTGAGTTTTGGGAAAACCCTGACAAAGCAAACGGATACACATGGCAAGACTGGATTAACATTGCAATTGAGGACATTCTTGTAATTGATGCGCTTGCTGTTTACCCACAGCCAACAGTAGGCGGAGATCTTTATGGTTTCCAAATTCTTGATGGCTCAACAATCAAACCTTTAATTGATGATCGCGGTATGCGCCCTATGCCACCTAACGCGGCTTTCCAACAAATTCTTTATGGTTTCCCACGCTCAGAATTTGCCGCAACTGAAGAAGATCCAAAAGCAGATGGTGAATTTACTTCTGATCAATTGGCTTACATGGTGCGCAATCGCCGCTCAACAACAGTTTATGGATTCAGCCCAGTAGAGCGAGCGCTACCACTTGCAGACATTTATCTGCGCCGTCAGCAATGGATTAGAGCAGAATATACAGATGGTGTAATGCCTGAACTTATGTTTACAACTGATGAGGATTGGGGAACTAACCCTGATCTCTTGCTTGCTTATGAGCGTATCCTCAATGACGATCTTGCAGGACAAACTGAGCAACGCAAGCGCGCTCGCCTATTGCCAAAGGGTTTAACACCTATTGTTAATGAAGGTTATGGCGAAAAGTTTAAAGACACACTTGATGATTATTTAGTTACTTCTATTTGCGGACACTTTGGTGTACAACCTGCCGAAATTGGTTTCTCTCCTAAGAATGGATTAGGTGGTGCTGGTTATGCAGAAGGTCAGGCAGAAAATGGAGAGGCGCTAGGTATTGGGCCTCTTGCTAACTGGATCTCTAAGCAACTTACAAATCTTTCTTACACATACTTAGGCATGCCGCGTGAACTTGAATTCAAATTGCTTACATCAGAGCGCAGAGACACAGAAGAAAACGCTCGCAAGAATGAGATTGAAGTACGCTCAGGTGGTAAGTCAATCAATGAGCGCAGATCTGAATTAGGTTTGCCGTTACTAGATACACCACAGGCTGACATGCCAATCCTTGCAACTGGAGGGGCTGTTTATTTATTCTCACCTGATGGATTGATTGATGCGGCTACCGCCTCAGTTGCTCCAACATTAAGCGGGCCTGATGCAACGCCTAATGCACCTACAACTCCTGATCCTCTTGAGCAAAAACCATCTACTGAAGTAACACCTGAAGATGAGGAAGTAAATGAAGTAAAAGCATTTATGAAATGGGCGGCTAAAGGTAAGCGCGCAAGATTATTTGAGTTTAAAGCACTTGATCCTATTGTGGGAGATGCGCTAAATCGTTGTGCTTTTGATGGTGACATAGAAACCGCTAGGGCGCTGGCTAAGGCTTATCTAACATGATTGAGGGCGCTCTCAAGGCAGATGGGCGCATAGCGGCAAAGAACGCGGTAAAGATTAGAGCGGCACTGCGAGAGTTAGCCGACTACAAAAAACTGTATTTGCAATACCAGGAAACTATGCCTGAAAGTTCAGGCAACCTTGCTAGAGATAGAACCCGCGCTCGCGCATGGGCAATTATGAATGTAACGCAATTTCGTACAGAGGCGTTGGCTTCATCTTTATGGCGTATGTGGGCAGAGGCTTATGTTTTAGGAACAGTTGCCGCTAGTGAATGGTTACGCATAACCCGTGAACTCAACAAGGCTGATGATGATGTAAGCGTTGATTGGGATAACTGGAAACCAGGAGACAGAGCCGCAACACTTATGTTGCAAAGGCCAAAAGCATTTCAAGAAATCTTAGATTCTACGAATGTAACAATTAGAGGTTTAACGCGAACAAGCATTACAGATATAGGCAACTCATTAGCAGAGGCAATTGACTTAGGTTTAGACGCATCTAGTGCCGCGCTTTTAATCAGCCGTAATGTTGCAAGCCCTGCGCGAGCGCTAACAATTGCTATTACTGAACAAAACCGTGTCATTTCTGCCGCAACTATGGAGCGCTACAAAGAGGCTGGATTAGAAAAACAAGAATGGGCCGTGTCAGATCCTTGTGATATTTGTGCTAAAAATGATGGAACCATAGTTCCTATTGGTACATCATTTCCATCAGGAGATACTCAACCCCCTGCGCACCCACATTGCCGTTGCGTATTGCTACCTGTAATTCCTGGTATGGAAGGCGAACCTAGTATTGAACAAGGCAATATAAACATTTTGCCGCCTGAAAATAAAAACATGCAACCTATGCCTTATGTTCTAAATGATAAAACTTTGCCAAAACCTAAAACAAGAGTTATAGATTATGACAAAAATCCTGAAGCGCAAGCAAAATTTGCTCAACAAGCACCAATTATGTTTGCAAATGTAACTAAAAACCCAATTAAAATTGCTACCAATGAAGATAGCCTAAGTAAAATTGTAAAAGATAAACGCTTAAAAAATGTACATGAAACCCCTTCATCACGCGTATTTAGAGATGAACAAGAAAAATACAAAACAAACCGTATAGATTACGAAACTAAAACTATGGGCGTTCCTACTAACGCGCTTAATAGAGAAAAACCTATTTATGGTTATTTTGAAGGCAAAGATATTGAAGCCTATAATTACGGTAGAACAACAATTTATTTAAAAGACAGTGTTAAATCAAGAACATCTGTAACCGCAGGAGACAGCATGAACCAATCTGTTCCTGTTCTTTTTTCTGACATTGTTTCAGGCAAAGCATCAATTAAAGATTTGGAATTGGCTTCTTCAGAGTATTTTCTTAATAGTTTCCGTTACGCCCCAAATCAACCTGATTATTGGGAAGCGCAAATTTATGGAGGAGTTACAATCAATGACATTCAAGCCATTGAAATTACAAGAGGTTATGTAAGTCAGGAAATAATAGATAAATTACAAAAACTAGGAATTCAGGTGATAATAAATGGTTAAAAAAATTACCCCTATTGGAGAAGTTTCATGGAAGGGCGAATTAACGGCTTCTACGATTATCACTTTTGAAACAGGTGGCAAATTGACTTTAGATCAATGGGCTACTTTGACAAATGGAGCATGTTTTGATTGGTTATGACCCAGTAGATTAAAACGCTTATGTAAGCAAAAATTGATACTCTTACGGTTAATGGTTTAAGGAGTAGGTATGGCTGATGGATTTGTTCCACCGCAAGAAGTGCGCAATAACGCAAAACGCGGATTAGAACTTAGAGCCAAACATAATCGTGGTGGTACGGAAGTCGGAGTTGCTCGCGCCCGTGACCTTTCTAACGGAAAAGCATTATCATTAGATACCTTAAAACGCATGAACTCTTATTTTGCTCGCCATGAAGTAGATAAAAAAGGTGAGGGTTGGGGCGTAGATAGCGCAGGCTACATTGCTTGGTTGTTATGGGGCGGAGATGCTGGCAGAGCATGGGCAAAGAGAATTACTAATGAACAAGAAAACAAGGAGAAATCAATGGCTAGTAATCTAACAACCACCTCATATTTTAGTATTGAGAAGGCTGACCGTAACGCAGACGGAACAATGACCGTTTACGGAAAGGCAACAGATGATTCATTAGACATTGATCAACAGATTTGTGATGGCGATTGGCTCAAGCGTGCAATGCCTGCCTGGTTTAAATCAGGTGGAAACATCAGAGAACAACACAGCAACATTGCCGCAGGCGTTGCTAAAGAATATGAGGCTAAGGCTGATGGACATTACATTGGCGTTTTGGTTGTAGATCCTGTTTCAGTTAAGAAAGTTGATGCTGGCGTACTCAAAGGTTTTTCAGTAGGTATCAAAAACCCACGCGTTGTACGCGATAGCAAAGCGGCAAATGGCCGTATTGTTGATGGGCAGATTGTTGAAGTAAGTTTAGTAGATCGCCCTGCCAACCCTAACTGCCAATTGGTTTTGGCTAAATCTGTTGATGGTGAGAAAGACTTAGTTCAGGTAGAAGAATGGATTGAGAAGAAAGAGGGCGAAGAAGATTTTACGCAGGTAATTAAACCGCGTAAGGGTGAGCCTGCCGATAAAGAATTATATGCAGAGGTCATTCAAGCCGCTAAAGCAAAGTTTGATGTGTACCCATCTGCCTATGCAAATGCCTGGGTAGTCCGCGAATACAAAAAGCGTGGTGGCAAATACAAGGCAGAGAGTAAGAAAAAAGGTTTACAATCTGATAGTAATTCAACAAAGGAGCGCCCAGTGGGATCAGAAACAATTGCTGTGCCTGAGTCTATTTTTGGCGATCTTTTTAAGTTCGATAAAGGTGAGTACGAGCGCGCCCGTGAAGCGTTAGCAAATCTTATTTCTATTGAAGCGCAAGGAATGAAGGAAGGTCACAACGAACTTTCTTCTATCTCACATTTATTAGAAGCCGTAGCCCACCTCCATGCTTGGTATGAGGGCGAAGAAGCAGAAGGAGAAGTTATGGAAGAAACAGAAATTGAAATGGCAGTAAAGCCTGAAGAAAAAGAAATGATGCCTAAAAAAGGTGAGTCATTGTCAGAGTTTAAAGCCCGTTGCAAAGAAGCAGGCATGGCTGAAGGATACGCCGATAAAATGTATGGCAAATACATGGCCGCTGAAAAAGAAATAGAAGCAGATGACACAAAAGAAATGTGTCCTGAATGTAACAAGGCTATGAAAGAGTGCATGTGCGATAAATCCGCCGCCGCTACTGACATGGTGCCAACAGCGGAGACAGGTGCAAACCTAGATACTGCAACAATTGTTCCTCCATCAGATACACCTAAATCTGCGGAGGCAGAAGAAACACCAGTTGCAGAAGAAGAAGAAGCAACTGAAGAAGTAAAAGAAGAAGAAGTTTCTGTTGATGAAAACTCAACAGATAAGTTAGAAGCCATAGTAGAAGAAGTGGTAGATAAAGCAACAAAGGCTCTCAAATCAGAGATTGCTAACCTTGTGTCCGCAAAAGAGGCGGCAGAGGCTAAAGCAATAAGTTTGGAAACTGAGTTGGCAACCGCGAAATCTTTGGCTCTAGGTGGTGGCCCAAAGCGAACAGCAAGCCCAATAGATGTGAAAACAACTAATGACTTGCTAACTAAAGCCGCTGTTTACAAAGAAAAAGCAAGAGCAACAACCGACTCAACACTTGCTAAAGGTTACAAACAACTTGCAGATGAATTTACTGCAAAGTATGAAGAAACCCTTAATAAGTAATCCAACTTAATCTCTGAAAGGAAATACAAATGGCATTAACGCCCCCAAAGGCAGCCGATCTATTCAGTGATGCATCTCCTAAAGAAGCCGCAGAACGCTTTGAGGAATACTCAAACGAACTCTCAAAGAGTCTTTCTAACGCTTCTCATGTACCAGGACAAGCACCACAATCAGATCCACTTGCAACACTAGAAGCATTAGCCGCTAACAAATCACTCACAGGTGATGCAATGAACGGTCTTAACACCGCTCTAGCGGCACAGCGCGTAGCAATGCAGGACATTCAAAAGGAAATCACACTTACTTCTCCATTGTCTACATCATTTGCCGCGTTTGACTTGGAAGCACCTGCAAAGTTGCTTACACCACGCCCAACACCACTCCGCAACCGTATCCCACGCAAAAAAGGCGTTGGTACATCTCACCGTGTAAAGAGAATTCTTGGTTACACAGGTACAGGAACAGGCGGACAAGGACAGATTTGGCCTGGAATTACAGAAAGCACACAGAATAACTTTGCAGGTGGCGGTGCTACCCCGCTTGAGTTAATCCGTGGCCCACAGATTTCATACACAGCAGATGACTTAATTCTGCCTTACAACTCATACTCACTATCTGATCAGGTTTCATTTGATGCAAACTTCTCAGGTATGGGATACCAGGATCTCCGCCAGTTGTCATCAACTTCTACTCTATACGCAACAATGCTTATGGAAGAACGCATGATGCTAATGGCTCGCGGTACTGCTTCAGGTTACTCAGGAGCAATTGCCGCTCCAACAGCACTTGTTGCATCATCTCCTGCGACAACAGGTACACAGACTGCTCTAGCGGCAGGCGTTTACTACATCTACATCACCGCAGACGCAGGTATTTCTGCTAACGGTTTTGGTGAGTCAATTGTCTCAGCCGTTGCATCAGAAACAGTTGCGGCAGGTGATGTTCTTTCTGTTTCCTTTACAGGTTCAGTTGGCGCACTTGGTTACAATGTGTATGTTGGAACTGCAACAGGAACAGCAAACTGCAAGTTACAGGGAACAGTAAAGGGCGGATCAACTGTAATTATTCAGGGTGCATCTGCAACTAACCTTCCTGCAAACAACTTTGCATTTAGCACATCAGGCCCAGCGGCCTCACGCGCTAACGCAGATACATCTGCTTATGCAACTGGTTATGACGGAATTCTTCCAACAGTTCTAGGCCCTAACACTGGTTTCAACAACGCAATCAATGCGGCTTTCTCAACTGCTAACCCAGGTGTAGAATTCCAAACTGTTTTTGCTAACTTGTACCAAAATGTAAAGGCTGATCCTGATGTTGTACTTATGAACGGTAATGATCGTAAGCAACTATCTGATGCGATCAAGAACGGTTCAACTGCTAACTATCGTCTAGTTATCAACCAACCAGGTGAGAGCGGAACTACATACGGTTCTATCGTCACAGGACTTCAGAATGAAGTAACAGGAAAAGCAGTGGACATTATGGTTCACCCGTGGCTGAACTCAGGTGTAGCACCTGTTCTTTCATTCACATTGCCAATTCCTGATACACAGGTATCTGATGTATGGGCTAACTTCCTTGTACAAGATTACATGGGTGTTCAGTGGCCAGTAACTCAGTTTACTTATGACTTCTCAACATACTTCCGCGGAACTTTCTTCTGCACCGCTCCTGCATGGAATGGCGCAGTTTCAGGAATTCAGACAGCGTAAGTTACAACTTAATAAGAAGGGAGGGGTGCGGTGTAAAAGCCGCACCCTTTCCTAATTAACTAGGAGGCAAAAATGGCAAAATGGGTAGCACCCGACAGAGGTGTAAAAGAAACTGTTATTGGCGGACAAAGTTATTTCTCAGATCGCCAGGGTATTTACAATGTAGAAAACAAGGCACATCAAAAGGCAATGAAGGCTGAAGGTTTTTTTGAAGCGGCATTAAACCCTTATTCTGCTCAAGACAACATGCGCGGATTTAATTGCGTAGAATGTGGATTTGGTGGTTGGTTTCGCAAATGTGGG